CGGTGATGCTCGCCATTGCTTGCCGATATTCTATCGTCGTCGTCGCACTACTTAATTCATAACAATGGAGGGGGTGTAAAAGCCCCCTCCACTTTTTCTTTTTATTATGGCTACTTTATCTCTAAGGGCTGGTCGTGTAACAAACGGCGCAGTTAACACTCCTTCTTTAGTTACAGTTCCTCTTGATGCGGGGGGTGGTGAACACGTAAAGCTTCTTGACGGGCGTTATCAGTACGCGACAGCATTAGTTCAAAATGTTGGTGCTGAAAATATGTACATCCGTGTAGATGGAGTTGCTACTGACGACGTTTATCATATAAAACTTTCTCCTATGTCACAAGCTGATATAGGCGACGTACAATTTACAGACGTAACAGCGTGTACAGCAGCGGGAACAGCTACAACTACTGCCGTGGTTTTTAGCGTGCAGATAGATGATAGTGTTCACACGCCCGGTACAGCTTACTAAAACATAAGGCTACGTTATGGCTAGGATTACTCAACAAAGTTCGATTCACACTACAGGCGTTTCTTACGAGAACGAACCTATCATCCGTTCAGATGGTACTGGTGAGATCATGCAATGGCAGCCGTCTGATGGTGGTGCGGATGGTATTTATATTGTAGAAGGTGGCAGCGCAGGTGATCCAGCTCGCTTGGGTATTGGAGTCGCTGCACCGGCTCGACATATACAAGTTAACGACGCAACTGAGCCAGATATTTTGCTGACGCGCACAGCCGGGGCTACTTCGGGTGGATTGGGAAATATTTATTTTGGCGCACAGGACGGTGACAAGTATTTGTGCCATATCGGTGCAGCACAAGACGGTGCAGTTGACGCTGGTAAACTTGAATTTAGTACCGAAGCAACAGGAGGCGATCGGGCTACTCGTATGGTCATCGACTCGTCTGGCGCAGTCAAAATAACAAACGCCACGACAGCGCAGATGCAGATTGAAAGCACTGGGTCTGGTCACGACACCAAGCTGGAATTTGTAAACACAACCGGAACAGGTAGCGAAGCGCACATTTACTTTTCCGATACTTCGGCTGGAACTGGTAGAATAAGTTACGCGCATAACGCTGGCGGTGAAACCGATGTAATGAATTTTTACACTGGTGGTACAAAGCAACTTAGCATTGGCAGTGGTGGCGGCATCACAGTCGGCTCGCTGGACATTGGGCACGGTTTGGGTGGACACAATTCAAATACTGCTGTTGGTCAGAATGCGCTGGATGCTTCACACGCTTCATCAACGCATAATGTTGCAATAGGTAATGAAGCATTAGGTGCGTTAAATGGTGCAACCGATCATTACAACACCGCAGTTGGTAGTTCAGCTTTAACAGCAACGACAGGAGGCTCAGCCTGTACAGCAGTAGGTTATGGTTCTTTGGCTGGTAACTGCGCTGATGATAATACCGCAGTCGGAAAGCACGCATTACTTGCGTGGACTGGCAGCAATGCAGTTGCAATTGGATCTGGTGCAGCAGATTTAGCTGTTGATGTTGATGGCTTAACAGCAGTCGGTACTGGTGCGTTGGGTGGGTTGAATCACGCTGACGCAAATCATTGTACTGCTGTTGGCTATCACGCTGGCTTTGCAATTACAACTGGTGCTTACAACACAGCAGTTGGTTCGGGTGCTGGTCAAACAATTGAAACTGGCCAGAACAATACCGCGTTAGGTTTTGCTGCGCTTGATGGTGCTGCTACTGGCGCACTGCGTAATACTGCGGTTGGACAACAGGCATTAAGTGCTGCTGCCGTTAATGATAACACAGCGGTAGGTAACAATGCACTGCTTGTATTCGCCGGAAGTAACGCAACCGCTGTTGGTAGTGGTGCGTTAGATTCGGCAACTGCGGCTAGTGGCGGTACATATTTAACAGCAGTCGGAAAAGGTGCGATGGATGCGTGTACCATTGGCAGCGACAATACGGCTGTTGGCGCGTTAAGTCTGGGAACAGTTGATGGCGGTCAAAATACGGCTGTTGGATTTCAAGCGTTAAACGCGGATTGTGTTAGTGATAATACCGGAATAGGCAAAAACGCATTGTTGTTATTTACCGGAAGCAATGCAACAGCAGTAGGCAGTGGTGCGGGTGATTCGCTGACAAGCGGATTGAACAACACCACAGTAGGTAAGGGTTCACTAGCTACAACAGATGACGGTGCAAACAACGTGGCGATGGGTGTTGAGGCATTGGGAACTGGTAACTGCGGTGATAACAACACTGCGCTTGGTTTTAGTGCGCTCTATGCATTCACTGGAAGCAGTGCAACCGCCGTAGGTTCTGGTGCAGCAGATGCAGCAACAAGTGCGGCTTATTTGACTGCGGTTGGTAAGGGCGCATTGGGCGCGTTGCCAACTGGCGCAGCAAATACTGCTGTTGGCTACGAGGCGTTTGCTACCATAGATAATACTGAAGCACGAAATGTTGCATTGGGCGCACACGCTGGCAGATATTGTGATGGTACGGACGATTCTATTGCCATTGGTTACGGTGCATTATCTGGCGCAAACTGGAGTGATGTAAGCGGTGAAACAGCTAATGCCACCAAACCATCTGGCGACAAGAATATTGCCATCGGAAGTTATGCGCTAGATAACTGCACTAGCGGTGCTTCAAATGTTGCAATTGGACACAGTGCGTTTTCAGCCGCATCGATTGGTTCAAACTGCATAGCTGTTGGACACGCAGCACTGCAAACTGCCAATGTTGGATATTCCATCGGTATTGGTAGTTACGCAGGTAGTTCTTTAACGTCTGATAGTTCAATCTTCATTGGTTATGAGAGTGGTCGTTATGCCACAAATGCCGCTGCGACTGTTGCAATTGGTCATCAAACAATGAAAGGCGATGGTACAACTGCGCCGACTGGTGACTATGATACTGCAATAGGTTACGCAGCTTTGGGTAAATTTACAACTGGAAGTAAAAATGTTGCCATTGGTAGTTTTGCACTAGAGGACGCTAGTTCTGCGGATGAAACTGTTGCCATTGGTTACAGTGCATTAGCCAATATTTCTGATAATTACTATAACGTAGCTGTTGGTTCTAATGCGGGTGCAAATATTGTAGGTACAAGTAACGTACTTATTGGCCGAAGCGCAGGTCAATATGCTGGCGATGCCGATTGGTGTGTTGCAATTGGTCGAGAGGCAATGCAAGGCACATCTTTTACAGACAACACGCAAGCATCGGCAATAAGTAGCGGGACGACCATAACAATGGACGGAGCCAATGCTAACATATTAGTTGGTATGGCTGTTACTGGTAGCAACATTAAGCCGGGAACTTATGTTACCACGGTTGCGTCTGCTGCCGCTAACCCGCAAGTGTTTGTAATAAATCAAGCCGTAGCTGATACTGTTGCGGGTGGCACTACGTTGACTTTTTACGGTGCAAGTGGAAATGATAATGTCGCAATTGGATACAAGGCGTTAAAAGATGTAGGGATAGGATATGCCAATATTGCTATCGGGACGGGTACTGGTGAAAACTTTACAGATAATTACCACAACATCGCTATTGGTTCGCAAGCATTGGACGCAGCTAATACTGGTGAACATTCCAACATTGCAATTGGTAGTGATGCGCTTGGTTCAGAATCGTCTGGTGCAGATGGGTGTGTGGCTATTGGTTACAATGCATTGGAAGACCAAAACCGTGACCAATCAAAAAACACTGCGATTGGTTATAAAGCACTGAGTAATCTACGAGCAACAGCTGGCAGTGATTACGGTGGTATACGTTGTACAGCAGTCGGATATGAAGCAGGTGGTAATGGTGTGTTTGGCGGTGACACAGACGGTTACGGTGATGATAACACTTGTATTGGTCACAGAACTGGCTACGCAATCACGGAAGGCCACGATAATACCATATTGGGATCGTATGCCGGTGAAGATTTAGATACTGGAGAAAATAACACAATCATCGGTAGTTCTGCTTGTAAAGAAATTACTACGGCACAGAACAATATAGTTATTGGTAAGGCTGCTTGGGGTACGGGAGTGGGTGTTGCTTCTGGTGGTGCTGCCGGTCAATACAATGTGATTATCGGCAATGATGCTGGTAAAGCTGGGACTACCGCTAATTCCAATATCATAATTGGGATGGACGCAATGGGGCCAGATGCAGACACAGCCTCACAGAATGTAGCGATAGGACACAACGCTGGTAAGTTGTTTACTGATAATGCTGGCAACGTAGCTATTGGCTATAAAGCGATGGACGGTTGCAATGGTGCAGAACATTACAACATTGCGATTGGTCGAGATGCACTAGGCGCAGATTGTGCCGGTTCAGATTACTGCGTAGCAATTGGAGATCGTGCGCTGACTGCACAAAACAGTGATGTTAAGAACACCGCAGTTGGTGGTCTAGCAGGTGCTAGTATTGAAGGAGGCGATTCTAATACGCTTGTTGGCTACAGTGCCGGAAATGCCATAACTGGCGGTTCGGACAACGCCGTGCTTGGTCACGCTGCTGGCGACTCTGCTGCGCTTGGTAACAACAATGTCATAATGGGTTCTGCGGCTGGTCGCAGTTGTACTGGTAATGACAATACAGTTATCGGCAAAAGCGCGGGTGCTGCTGCGCTATCTGGCCCCGGCAATGTAATTATAGGCAAACAAGCTGGCGCAGTAATGACTTCGGGTGATTACAACGTCGCCATTGGTTATCAATCTGCCGTTGGGATGATTGGTGCTGCAAATCACAATATCGCTATCGGCAAGACTGCGTTAGGTGGTACAACTGGTGCTTGCCAATCGTGTATCGCCATCGGGACAGAAGCACTCGTTGCACAAAACACTGCTGCTTCAATCAATCTAGCTATTGGCCATCAAGCTGGTTATTTAGTTAGCAGCGGCTCACAGAACGTGCTGATCGGCCACGAAGCGGGGAATGCGCTTGCTGATGATTCAGAAAATACGGCGGTGGGTTACAACGCGCTGAAAACTGCACAAGGTGCTGGCAACACGGCTGTTGGTCGAATGGCAGCAGCTAATCTTTCTGCTGGGGATGAAGCTGCTAACCACAATACGGTGGTTGGTTGTAGCGCACTTCAAGATGCTAATGGCGGTGAGGCGCAAAATACGGCTATTGGTGCATTTGCATTTCACGCGCTTAATTCTGATAGTGCTGATGATAATGTCGCTGTCGGATTTAAAGCCGGTATGTTTGATGCGGCAGGTACATCCGCTGGTGACGAATTGGAAGAAGCAACAATGTCTACTTACATTGGTGGCTTTAGTCGCGGGTCTGCTACTACTGGAATTATTAACGAAACGGTTCTTGGTTATGGTGCAGTTGGTCAAGGCGACAACACTGTTATGTTGGGTAACAGTAGCGTTTCTGGGTTGCACTGTTATGACACATCTATTTCTTCGCCATCTGATAGTCGCATTAAGAAAGATGTAGCGGCGAGTACGGTTGGTTTGGATTTCATCAATAAACTAGCAGCAGTTAGTTACAAGCGAATAAATCCCGCTGATTTTCCAGATCCAATTGCTGAAGCAAGATTTAAAGAATCAACAGAACAACGAACTGTCAGTGAAGCGGTAGAAGCTGCTGATGCAGTTTACGAGGACGTTGTTGTTGTAGAAGCACGAGCCGCTGTTGAGGAAGTTACTGAGACAATCGAACACCCAGCAGAAGACGCTGTTTACGAGGACATCGTGCATCCCGCAGAAGACGCAGTGTATGAAGATCGTGTGGTAGTTCGTGCAGAAGCCGAGCGCACAGAAACGCGGGTTGTTCAAGAAGCGCGTGAGGAAATTACTGAGGAACGTGTCACTCAAGAGGCGCGGGAAGAAATCAAAGGCGAACGCCACAAGCACGACGAACGCGAAGTCACTGAAGAAGTTGAGAAGGTGGAGATGGTTAAAGGCGAAGGCAATAACTACATCCGCAAAGTCTCTACCGAGACAGTCACTCGCATCGAGCGCATACCACTTTACGACGATCACCCAGTTGTTAATGAAGACGGTACACCGTGTTTGAATATTATTAAACACGCAGTTGAAGCGAAGGATGCAGTTACGCGAGAAATTCCAGCAGTCACCGAGGAACGTCAGAAACTAGACGATGACGGCAACGGTGTTGTCGATGAAAACGGTGATCCAGTAATGGAGACAGTTGAAATCGAAGCTGCCAGAACTGAAATCATCGAAGAAGCCGTTGAAGCAAAAGCTGCTGTCACTGAACAGGTGATTCACCAATGTCCGGTGATGGAAGAGTACATCGTCCAAGAGGCACGGGAAGAAGTGCGCGAGACGGTAGTTGTGCAAGAGGCACAAGATGAAGTCACTGAAACGATTACCATACCGGCTGTTGAAGAAGTCATTGAACGTGTGCTGGTCAGCGAAGCCAAAGAGGAACACACCGAACGTCGATTGGTAACAGCAGCTAAAGAAGCTTGGACGGAGACACGGGTTGTCACGCTAGCATCGCCAGCAGTTGAAGAAGTTATTGAACGCCGTTTGGTAAAAGAAGCCGTTGAAGCTAAAGAAGCTGTTTACGAAACAGTCACAGTGCCAGCCGATGCGCGACCAGAAGATGATGACACAGTGCGGCTTGGCCTAATAGCGCAAGACGTACAGACCGCGATGACTGAAGCGGGGGTGGAGTTCGATCTGGTGAATGAATCGCCCAACGGCAAGTTGTCATTGAAGTATGGCAATCTGGTAATGCCACTGATTAAGGCGGTTCAGGAACTGTCTGCGCGGGTGAAGACGCTTGAGGGATAATTTTTGCTATGGCAAAACAGAAAGAAGAAAAACAAGAGCAGGTCGTCGTTATTAACGGCGAGGAACACAACGCAAGTGATCTCTCACAGGAGCAGATTAACTTGCTTAATCAAGTAGCTGACTTGGAGAACAAGATTCGACAGATCAGCTTTAGTCTTGAGCAAACTCAGGGTGCAAGGGCTTTCTTTATGGGTCAGCTTACAGCAAGCTTGGAAAAGAAAGAAGAACCTAAAGAAGAAGTGGCCAATGAATGACCAATCTCCTAGATCAAGCAAACATTGAGCGATTAGCAGAGCAAGCAGTTGGTCACTATGGCTGGCTGCTGCTCGCTGCGTTTGCTGCGTTGATGGGGAAAGATGTTCTAGTTAATTTTGTACAAGGTTTAATAGTTTACTGGGGTAGCGATTTTGAAAATGATGAGATACTTTATATCAGTGGAAGACAGGCACGGGTTATTAGGCTTGGGCTTACAAGCACAACCTTCTTTATGACGGATAGGGAAACCAAGATGTTAGTTCCGAACTGCCAACTGAAACAGTTAACTATAGAAAAGAAATTACCGGAGAATGGTGGTAAGTGTTATTTGCCAAAAGGTTCGGAGCTTGGCCCTATAAAGGTTGAGGTAACTAAGAAATGAAAAGATTACTGATAATTACAGGTTTAGTTGTTTTTGTTTTGTGGGTAGGGACAGGCTGTAGAAGTTTGTCGGGTAACTTGGAGATAGACACTCCGTTTTTTGATATAGAATACGAAGGAAAGGGAACAGAATAATGCCGAGTTGGATACCATATTTTCCATCAATGCCGTTAGCGGATTTAGATCCCGCTAGAATGCAGCAACCAAGAACCATACAGACTACTAACCCCGGCGCAGGTTATGGTATGAGTCCGTCTAGTCCAACGGCACGTTTAGGTTCTGCACAGTTTCCAATGAGTCCTCAACAAGTTCCAAGAGACTTACAACCTTACACAGGTGCAGACCAGCTAGGTCAGCAGATGGCAGGTTATGGTGCGCCGCCAGCTAATGTAGACTATGGCGTAGGTTCTGCCTCTGCTCCTTGGGCTGTTGGGCCTAAACGTGGGCCTAAGCCAATGAGTCCCACTTTCCAAGGGCCGCAGCCCACTATGGAAGATCGCATGGGTTACTTTCGCAGCCCGTCTGGGCCGCTAGGATTTATGCAAAGACCACCGGGAGAATGAATTTAGATGATATCAAAGTTACAATCGCAAGTGCAACCGGCCTTGGAAGCTGGCTTGTCACGATGGATAACTTTTTAAAAGTTGGTATAAGTATTCTGTCCTTATTGTATATAGGAGTTAAGTTAAAACAATTATTAGAAGGGAGACGCAAATAATGCCACATGGAGAAGGAACATACGGTAAACAGGTTGGTAGACCCCCCAAGAAGGGGCGGGCTGCTAACGCAAAAGCAAAAAGGCAAGTTAAGAAGCAACAAAAAGCTTATAGCGCAAAAAGAAAGCGAGGTTATTAAAATATGTTGAGTGGTAAAAAGACATACATGACGGCTGTTGGAGGAATTCTAGCAGCAGTAGGTGCGTACTTGAGCGGCGAAATGGAAATGGGTGCAACCATTAACGTGGTTGTTACTTCGTTACTGGCTGTTTTCTTACGCAAAGGCGTCAAGTCAGACACAGGTGCTGGCTCTGGTAACAGCGATTCTTAAGGCGTTTCCAACGCTTGCAGACTTGTTCGGCAATGCAGTTGATATGCTTAGAGAGCAACAGGCGCAACAGCGGCGTTCCCAAAAGGATGCTGCTGTTGATGCTTCTGTTGATGAGTGGTTGCGTAAGCGCGAAACTGGAAAACAGTCAGAGGTTGATGAGTCATCCTGAGTTTCCGACAGCAGCGCAAGAAGCTCCAGAATTTACAAGGGAAGCACTTAAGACAATTAACAGGCTTGAGTATGAAATAGAAAGACGCTAATGGCAACGTCAGCAGTAACAGCAAGAACCAGACCCTCGGTAAGTGAGAAGACTGCTCGCTCAAAAGGATCTACTTCCGCTGTTACAGCGCGTACCAAAAGTTCCGTTAGCTCGTTAACAGCAAGATGAGTGTAGAGTATATATTGGACAGGGTAGGCAAGAAGCTGGGAATAAATCCTAACGATAATCACCAGCGTACTATCATGTTGGATTACCTTAACGAGGCAGCGCAAGAACTCTACGAGGAATCTGATATGGTGGGCAGTCTTGTGGAGGATTCTTTCTATGTTCAGGGTAACAAGACAATAGCTTTGCCTAGTAACGTAAGTTCCATACGGGCTATAAGGGAGAAGGAGAGCAAGTATCCGTGGAACATAGCAAATCTTACAGAACGATACTCCAGAAATAACGTAGAACAGGATGATCGTACATGGCGTATTAAGGGTTATGAACCGTTTAAGGTAACGCCGACAAGTTTTGCCAGCATGAAGGCTACCGCAACTCAGGCAATGACCGATATATCCCTGACTGTTGTAGGTACACGTTCAGATGCTTCTAGATTTGTGGAAACCGTGGAGATGGATGCTACAAGTAATACATTCTCCACTACGTTTACAGCGATAGAATCCATCATTAAGTCGGATATTTGTACTTATGATATAAGTATTAAGCAGTCGGATGATACTGTGGTTGCCGTAATTCCAAACAACGAAAAGGAATCGCGTTATCTTATACTTGATGTGAGTGAATACCCTTGGGAATCTGATGCTACTGCGGATGATGAGCATACGCTTGAGGTACTCTACAAGAAAAAATTACCATACCTAAGTCGTGATAGTGATGAATTTCCAGCAGACGGCTACGATAATATTCTTGTAAACAAGGTTATGCAGTTGTTTATGGAGGAGCAAGGCAAGATAGAGGAGGCCATGCTGTATGATAAGAAAGCTTCTCGTAGCATGGGTAGGCGTAATGCTGATCTTGAACGTGGGCAAACGCAGAAAGTTAAGTTCGACAAACATCCACATGACAAGTTGAACATATCCCTGCTTAACAAATACACCAAAACATCTAGAGCAATTGGTATTTACTAATGGCAGATTTTATACAGCAGTCTTTTGGCGGTGGCATGAATCTTGGTATTGATGACACAAGACTTGCCGCCAGCGAATATGGACTAGCGTATAATGTAAGGAATCGTCACGATGCTTTAGAGTGTGTGAAAAAGGCTAAGGCTTTTAATACAACCAATGCCCTTGGGGGCTACAGCCCTACAGATCCCAGAGTACAGGGGATTATTTTCGTAGACCCGTATTTCTTTGTTTTTGTAGACGGCATCTGTCTTAAAAAATCTAAGGATAGTGATACTTTCTCTACAGTCTGGACTACATCCAGCAGCCATACAAAACCTGCAACATACTCTAATGGTGTAACCACAGGTACAGGTACAATAAGACTGGCTGAAGCTGCTGAATTTATTTACACCGCAATTGTTCCACCTTCGTACGATAACTTTGCAGGTAAAGCTACCTCTTCGGACAATGCCAGCGCAGGGGGTCAGTCGGATTACACGAAAAGGATACCGCCAACAGTTGCGGGAATAGTTGTACAGGATGGGACTAACAGGCCTAATCTTATAGAGATTGCCGCAGACAGTACGGTTACGGCCAGACAGTTAATGGGTTATGAGCAGTGGAGAAATCATTATGTTACGATAAATAATGTTGGTGGTTATAGTGCCGGTACAGCCACATATACTGTGGATGCTATCCCTGTACAAATTAACGCTGGTTCGGTGATTACTTTTGCGAGCGGGGCTACGCTTACGGTTAGTGACACTAATGCTCCTAGTGATACCGCGTTAGCTGGGACACTGGTAGGGAGTGTGGCAGATAATGAAGTTGGCGTGTTGGGTTTTCGTGAGTATGTGCCGATAGGTAAGCAGATGGCTTTTCATGGTGGAAAGTTGTACGTAGCTTCTGCTGATGGTACGAAGTTGTACCATAGTGTCAGCGGTCGCCCTTTGGATTTCATGGTTCCATTGAATGAAGCTGGTGATAAGATACACGAGGATGAAACTAGCGGTGGTGTCGAGGCTGTAGCCTATACCATAAGTAACGATCCTATAACCTGTCTTAAATCTTTGAACACAGAGGAGCTTTTTGTAGGGGCAGAGAATTCAAGCTATTCTGTAAAACCTGACACTGTAAACACAATCTTTGGCGAGCCAACCTTTACCAAGAAATTCTTGTTTAATACAGGGCCGGTGAATCAAAACTCTGTTATAGATCTGCTTGGAGATACGGCGTTTATTGACAAGCATGGGATACGTTCTTTTAATGCAGTACAGCAGTCGGAGACTATAGCAAGAGATGATATTTTTTCCCGGCCTATTTCTGACATATTTGACAACGTAGCTCAGGACGGCTCTTTCCAGTGTGCTGTAGTACACGATGGTTATGCACTGTTTCATGTGTTGACCAATCTACCTGACCAATACCTTACAGTAGTTTATGACATGGCAACCAAGAAGTTTGTAAGCCTTGATCGTCAGGAAGTAAGCGTGACAGGGGCTACATGGCAAGATGGTGCATCTGCTACAATAGATGTATTTGACACGAATACCTACTGCACACCGATAAGAGCTATGGCGGTAGGCGTGACAACCGCAGGGGCCAAGGATTTATTTGCAGTTACTGATGATCCAAACAGCAAATCTTTTTGGGTTAAACATTTGTATGGTAGTTCTGAGTTTGCGATGGCTAGGGTGGATACCAAGGCTTATTGTACACAAGATCCAAAAGTTGAAATAAAGCCGTTAAGCATGAACATTATGTTTAACAAACCTTTTGAGGCTTACCATACGTTTAAAATCAATAATGGTTCTGGCTACCCGCCGGGAGTTTATCCGTCTACTGCAACTACCGAATTACATAGCGGTTCATCTACAAGTCTGTATCTTACGGTTGATAATTTTAAAGAGGGGGATACGTCTGTAACAGATGAAAACCTTCCCATACACAATACCACTTTGTTTTTTGATAGTGGGGCTACGTTGGTTTACAAAGAGTTTGCAGAGGACGGTTCGATAGGTAAGTCACTGTCTAATAGCGCAACCAAGATTGCAGGTGTTCTGTCAAATGCTGGTGTGTCTGATAATGATACAGGACGTAACGCAGGTTATGTTTCTGTTTCTGAGTTTGTAGATGATACTAGAACGGGCGGTACGTTGGGCGGCTTGCAGACTAGAGGTTTACCTTTGATTCAGTCTGGTGTAAGGTATCCCGTAGTGTTTCCTACAGAGTTTGATGTAAACACTCACGCAAACTTAGCGTTTAATTGGCAATCAAGTAGTCAAGGTTGGAAGGTGAAGTATAGAATTTATCTACAGGGGTCGCCTAAACTTTCCCAGATACGTCTGGAAACCAAGGATGTGACGTTAAAATCGTCACTCATTAACCAAGCATATTCAGCATGATATGTCTATAGCAATAAATAGTTCAGTAACGAAGTCGGACAAGGTGACGTTGTTCACCAGTAAAGATGATTTTGATACGTGGCTGGCTGGGCTTACCGTACCTGCGGCCACGACATCAACGTACGGTTCAGTAAAACAAGCTGCTGCGGTGGCTGATCTTTCGGGATCACCTGCGGCAGCAGATAACCAAACAAAAATTAATGCACTGCTTGCAAGTCTTAGGACGGCAGGGGTATTAGCAACGTAAGGAGTTAGAGTTATGAGCGACGGAATTCTTGGATTACCTTTTTTACCTTCGTGGGGAGATATAGGTACAGGTCTTGTTAACTACGGTATAGGTAAGTTAACAGAGCAGTCTCCTAAAGATGTGGGTAAGGATTATGGACAGATGTATGCGGCATCGTATCCCCGCATAATGTCAGCTATACGAACTCAATTACCTGCAACCGCACAAGCAGAGCTTGATGTACAAAGACAGTTTACTCCACAGCAACAGCGGTTAGCTTGGGAAACTGCACAAGGTAGCGAAGGCATTAAAGATTATAAGCCCGGTTTTATACCGGGTATGGTTGATTACGCTGGTCTGGGTGGTGAGGTAGATCACGTAACACGTAGAATGGCTGCTGGTACGGATAAGAGCATCATGGATTTGCAAGGGCCGTACATGGCTCAGAACGTGATGAACCAGTTGGCCATAACTGACCAGCCGTGGTTGCAATCCAGAGCAGCAGGGGCGCAGAAAGTACAAGACCTGCTTGATAGTATAAACATGGATGGTCTCTCTGGTGCGGAACGTGCAGAAGTTGAGCGTATGAATGCCAGACGGAATATGCAGAGAGGTCAGGCAGGTGGCGGTGGAAACCTTACGGCTATCGAGAACGCTATGCAGTTTGGTTCTGCGTTGGATCGAAAGAGGGCTGCGTTAGGTAACGCCCTACAGACAGCAACCAACTTTATGGCTGGCTCGCGCTCAGGTTTTGATCCTGTACAGGCTACCCTAGGTAGAGGTAGCGGTACTAATCAGATAGCAGCAGGGTTCCAAGGTGTTCAACCTGTACAAAATTATTCCAACCAAATGCCGAGTTTGTCGCCAAATTTAATGTCGCAAGCAACTCCCGGTGGTTGGGCGAACACAATGAAACAAGGCGCACAATGGCGACATGACTGGCTTAACCCCAGCGGAGGCTAATTATTATGGCAAGTCTTAGTGATATATTAAGTAAAGCATTTGCTCCAAGCGAGTATAGCATGGGCGGTGCAGGTTTAGATGACGAAGAACGTAGGTTGATGGAAGAGCTGCGTTCTAAAGGTGTGTACGTCCCACAAGAACGCGAAGTTTCTCCGTGGTCTTATGGTGGCGGTACTCAGCGTACTCAGAATCTGGCCGAGATACGCAAAGCGTTACAACCTGCACAGGAGCGAAACTTGCAAGAGTATTTGTGGCGTCAGAACGAGGCTAAAAGAATGGCTGCTGCCAAGGAAGCAAGAAAGACAGCACGGAAAAGTGCTGCAAGCGAACAGCGATCAGCTATTAAACGTGCATCATCACCCGCTGCTGTTGCGGATCGGGAGCGAGCAGCGGTAGAACAGTTTAACCGACAGCAAAAGTTTAATCAGCAACGACTTGATGCAGACCGGAAAAGACGCATTGACGCTGAACAACGCCAGCAATATTTGAAAGGCTTGCCGCGAACTACTCCGTCAGAGCGTTATGCTTCGGGTGAGGGTGGTTCTATACCTTTCAGATCTGAAGAAGCTTATCTGGCATCTAATCCTACTCCACGAATAACTCCAGAACAGGAAGCAGAGCTTAAGGTATTACAACAAGAAAGCTTACCAATACAAGCGCAAGAGCAAGCCATAAAAGCGCAGGAAATTGCAAACGATGTTGGTTTCTTAAAGCTTGAAGATTTGCAAGAAGCTAACAAACTTTCAAGTGACGTTAGAGCTGCTTTGCCGCAAAACTATGCACAGATTCTAGCTGATAAGCGTGTTGTAAGTGATGAACTTGAGATGTTACTTAGTAAACACAGGCTTGATGTGGCAAAGACACAGGGGGCAGAGCTTGAAAAACTTGGTGCCGACAAACAAAGTCAAGCTTTAGAGTTAGAGTTGAAGTCTATACAGGCTGCTTTGGTTTGGTTGCAGAATACACCGGAGGGTCAAACCTACCAAACAGAAGGTGGAGCTATGGGAGCTGACTACCGAAATAAACTCTTACTGCTCCAAACACAACTTGAAACAGCTAAGGCTCAACGCGCTCGTTACGAAAGTCTTACCAACCCCTTGTCAAATCTTGGTAATACTTTGGGAGTTCCCGGCGGTTCTAGTGGTTATATTGGCCCAGCACAGTGGACGACGCCGAATACACCCGGCTGGCGTGACTAAGCCTACAAAGACCGTAAAAACAAACAACTATGCCCGGTTTACACATAGTAAGAAGGCGACCCACAACGCCACGTAAAGGTGTGTGGGACAGACACCTTAGAGATCATAACTACAATCCCGATGAGTTTGAGGCTTTAACTGATGAAGAACTCGAAACGTATCTGGCTGAAGACTACAGTAAGTTGGAGTCTGCTGGTTATGGTTTAACTAGAAACATAGGTGGAGGCATAGGCGGTGCTGCTGGTATGTTAGGTGCAGGTGCGCTTGCCTCTGCTACAGGTGCTGGTGCTGTCGTTGGTATACCTATGATGATTGGCGGTGCTATTGCCAGCGCAGTTGCAGGGAATGCTATTCAAGGTAGGATTGAAGATGCCATTTTTGATGATGAGGAACGCGCACAGCTACAAAGAAATCGCCGTGAAGCAGAGCTTGCAAACCCTGTCTCGTACTTTGGTGGCGAAATGATGCCCTCGTTGCTGGCTTTTAAACCGTCACTTACACAACTTGGAAAAGCAGGTAGAGGTATAGGCCAAGTTGTAGGGGCTAGGGGTTTGGAGCCAGCTACAGAACAAGCTTTGAAGCAATCACTTTACGGTGCAGGGCTTGACACAGCAATAGAGGGTGCCAGACAAATTACTGCGGGAGACTTCGATCCCGGTAAATTAGGGTTAGCTGCCACCGTAGGTGCTACACTACAGAAGCCCACGTTTAAACCTAGAGGTGTGGATGAGCTTGTTAAAAGAGGCCAAGAGCGAGCAGCCATGCGAACAAAAGGTTCTTGGTTTAAGCCAGATGAGCCAAGCAAAGTTTTTAACTTGTGGGCAGAGCCTTTACCAACAGGTGCTGCTTATAGTGATGCCTTGGAAACACGGGTTTACAGTCTGTACAACCAAGGCAAGACTTACTCAGGTGACGCTGGTACTAAGGTTGGTATTGTAGAAAACGCAGCGACACCAACAGATTCCAACTTAGCCTTCGCTATTGATATGGAGGTAACTCGCGGAGTTGGTATTCTTGATCCATTAAAACCCGGCCCAGCAGCGCAAGCTTTGGGTGGTGTTGGTGGCACAAGAGGAGCGGGTATTGGTCATGTGCCGCTAACTTTAGAAGAAGTTGCCGCAGCGCAGGGCGTTACGCCACAAGTTGTAAGAGAAACTTACGGTACTGGAGCGGCTAAGGAAGCAGAGATAAAACAAAAACTAAACAATGACTTAGCAGAGTTGGCAAAGGCTACTGATGAACTAAACGCAGCAAAGAATGCACCCGAATCTGTTTGGTCGAGTCGGTTACACAGCTATCGACCACCGCAAAAACCTATACAAGCAGCGCAAACTAAAGTTAACAAACTAGAGAAGAGTATAAAAAAGGCCGAAAGCCAGCTTGCAGATATTTCTGACAGTATGATCCCTGCCGAAAAGTCTGCAATTAAGAAACTATTTGCTGGTCAGGCGAAAGTTACGGAGATTCTTGATCCTATAACAGGAAGACCGCGTAAAGTTAAAAGCGTGTTGGTTCCTAAAGAGGCGAGTCAAAGAATTGTAGATCGCAATGGGGAGCCGTTGCACGAAAGATTAGATGTATGGGAGCCAGCAGGTTTAAGAGAGGGTATTATTAGAGATCCAGAAACAGGTGAGGTTTCACAATTTCTGGGTGTGCGTATGGATGACGATGGTAATTTTCAGCGAGCTTCGCAAGCACCTGACGGCAGCGTCGAGTGGTTTCATGTAAGCAAGGCAGGTGCAAAAAAGATTCGTCGGCAATTTGAGGATCACGTTAGGGGTGTACAAAAGCTTGCAGAAGATGCCAGACTCAGGCTTGAGCGTGAACACAAGTTAGCTACAGGAAAAATCAAAGAGCTGCCGCCACTTAATATGGGGGTAGTTTTACAATTAGCTAAACTTGCATTGGTTCGTGGTTTCAATCTTGAGGAGGCTGCAAGTCGCATACACTTGGAAGGTAGTACGAAAGCGGGATTTGCTGCGTACGATACGCGCACTGTAGGTTTTGACCCAAGGCGTATGGGTGATGATACAATAGCCCATGAAGGCTTTCATAATTTCTTGGACGATCTCCAATACTCAACAAACCCCAAGGATCAAAAACTTAGAGATGATTTTATTAAGCTTTTTGATACGGAAGAACGTGGTGTTGAGTTTTTAGGTAGAGCTATGGCTGCCAGAATAGCCAGAAGAAAAGAAGCTACCTTCAAGGAACTTTTACGAGAAGCCCGTCTTCGTTGGAAAGACAAGTTCGGCAGACAGCTTACATCAAAAGAACTTAAGGATTACCTGTTGATTAAATACGAACGCGATCATCCATTTATTTTCCAGAGCGAACTTATGGATGGTTTTCTTGGTACTCGTGGCGTACCGAAACTTTCAGAACTTAGTGAAAGCCAACTGGCCCGTATGTCAGAGACACAAAAAGCTTCGATGGTTTCAGAACGAAGAGCTGCAAAAGAACAGTTAATGGAGGACGTAAAAGCTGGCAGACCTGTGCTTGCCGGTTCAGCTATTTCACGTGTTGGAGTTGATGATCCGTGGAAAAATTTAAAGTTTCAAGAGGAAAAGAAACGCTACAACTCTAAAGGTGAGGAGGTTGTTTCAGAAGATCGTGGAAACGAATTATTTGCAGAGCTAAGAAAAACTCTTGGGATGGGTGAAAGGCCTACTGATGTAGATCCTGACCAAGTAGCCCGTGCGCGTGGTAGCATAAAACAGGCAGGTCAAGATGCAGGTTTAAAATTTCAAGAAGTAGACGCAGCCTATGAACGTGCGCTTAGTGAGAATGATACACAGGCTTTAAGATCCTTAACAGAACAAGCTGCAAAACTTAGCGGTTATAATGTTAGAGCTTTTCATGGTACGCCATCTAAGGCTGAGTTTGATGTCTTTGATTACGATAAAGTTGGTGGTCATCGAGGTTTGCGTCGTCCAGAAGTAGGCTTAGTTCATGTTACACTACATCCAAAAGTTGCAGAACGTATATCTGGAAAAGCTGTGGATGTATCAGAATTGATGGGTGATTTACCCAGCACAGCGGAAGCTATTGCAGCTCGACCTGAAAGTTTGGGTACTAACGTACTCAATGTATACGCCAAGGTTGGGAATCCTCTACATCTTCAAGACACCCCCGGCTGGGATGTAAGTGCTTTAGAATCGCTCGTAAGTAAAAAAGCTACGAAAGTTCTACTAGCCAAAGGATCAGAGCAGAACGCAATAGCTACTATGGCTGAACACAAAAAGCTAACTGCTATCTCAAAAGAACTGCAAGAATTAGAGGACGCTCTAGTTGAAGGCGTAAAGAAACCTATTACTGATGATGACTGGGTTAAGATAGGTGCTGGTACAGCCACAGCAGAAGATTGGTCTAATAAAAAACGTATATTAGAAGTAGCTAATATTTTAAAGAAGCACGGCTATGATTCTATAAGCTACCAAAACAAATTTGAAATGGTTAAGGAAGGCGATACATACTTTGACCTTAGCAAAAGTGACTTACAAAAGTCTTATATGTTGTTCCACGAAAACCAGATTAAATCCGCTGACCCTGTGGTTCGTGATAAAGAAACAAATGAAGTTATACCGTTAAGTCAACGCTTTAGCCGTCGTGAGAGTATAAAATACCAAGAAGCTCGTGGCGAACGTACCGTACCGGACGAGGGCTTCCTCTTTGCTGCTGGCCGTAACCATGCCAGACACATGACAGAAACTTTTGATAAGTTTGGTACAAATCTAGAAAGCTTTGACCCTGACCGGCAGGTTTTATCGGGCGGGCTTAAAGATCGCGCTTGGTACAATCCTGTAAGCTGGCTTCGCTTAATTCAATATGCTGCGGCTGAAACAGATCAGTTACTGATAAGGCCGTTTAAAGGTTTACAGAATTCTGAAATTACAGACGCAACCAAAAACATGGCGTTGTATGCCAGAGACGCACATAACAGGCTTGAGTTAATAGCCAGACGTTATGTTCACAGGTTTGCCGAGCCGTTAGTCATGCGTATGAAAGAGATGAATCTTTCTAGACAAGAGAGAGAATTGCTCGGTCAGTACAGAACACTGCGGAGGTTGGTTAAGAAAAATTACAAGGAGGTAGATAACGAGTTTATGCGTCAGTATAACACAGAGTACCAGAAGTTACACTCTATGGTTATAGGTTCTCGTAAGCTTAGTGACGCAAACAAAGAACTGGATACTTTATATGTACAGACTAGGGATGAGCATATAGCTAACGGGCCTAAACAAAAAGTTGGCGATCATTGGAGAGAGCCTAAAGAAGTACAGGAAGGTTACTATGATCCGTTTATGCTTAGTCGAGATGCGACTTCGATCTTGAAAGACAAGGCGCACACCAAGGAAGGGAAAGACCTACAAGATAAGATTATAAACTTTTGGATAAAGCAGCGTACACCAAAACCGGGCCTTGAAGATGAGTTGCGTAATGACCTTGCAGAGTATATCGCAGTCTTGGGCAACAAAGATAGTTACATTAAAACCACAGGTGAGACTGTTGATCTTACAACTGCGTCCAAGTTTAATGCGTTAAGAAAAACAGAAGGTATGTTGATGCCGCCAGATTTGGTAGACCCCGATCCTTTTGTAAGAGCGCAGCGTTATATTGGTAGATTTTCAAAAGACATGGCATGGTTTACGCAGATAGAAGATGACCATGTTATGAGGGCTATACGTAACTTGCCCGATCAAGAAGGTAACTTTACACACAGACCTCTTGAGCCTGAAGATGATATTAGCAAACCTAGAACACCTACGTTAAAGGAAATCTTCGGTGATGACGTTGACGCAGCCTACGGTAGTCGAGCGGAAAAAACATTCCGTAATCTTGACGAAACTCATGCAGGTTTTCATACAGATTGGGATATAAACATTCTACGTGCTAACAGGCTGGTAACTTCTTGGTGGCTTGGAACCATGTCAGGCATTCGTGATACTGTTGATTCATTTAAGAACGCAAATATTTATATGCAAACGTCAGACTGGCCTTTGATTCTTAAGTCTTTTACAAACTTACAGGATGCATGGAAGCAAAGTCATAAAGCTGGTGCAAATAGATCCAACCCAATCTCTCAGATAGAATTCGCACATGATAGTGTAGATCGTGCAGCAGATGCTATGGCTGTCGTTGCAGACTTTTCGCAAAAATACTCTGGTCGTGAATTGTTTGAGCGAGGTACACGTGCAATACAGTTTAACCTAGGCAAGCTGTTGATGCGTAGCTACGTCAACAGCGCAAGTGACAGCCCCCACATTAAGCGGGTGCTTGCTACAATGGGTCGTGTAGGTGATGTGGATATTAGTAGGCTACGTAAAAATCCTGAATCCATGACAGAAGCCGACCTTCACAAGCTTGCGACGGCTTGGGTTGACGTTAACCAAGGTACGTACGGTGTGCGCGGTGTTCCATCGGCAATGATTAGAGGCAAGTCCAGTTACTTTCTATCCCTATCTCGTTGGTCTGTTGAAAAATTTAACCGTTACTTAAAGGATGTTGTCATGCCGATAAAAACTGAGCGAGACTTCAAGCCTTTTATAAAAGCTACGCTGGGTTCTGCTGTGGAGGGTGCTTTGCTGATTGAACTATCCAATATGGTTAATGCCAAGGAAAGCTACGAGCCTTCAACGTCAGAACTTTTTGAATCTGATGCCGCTTACGAAGAGTTTATTTATCATGCAATGCATCTGGCTAATGTTAGTGGTTATTTCGGTGTTCTTTCCGGTTTGGCTAACGATACTGTACGTATGTTCCGTACGAAAAAAGCAGGTCTTGAAGATGTTTCTGCTGTAACTTTCCCTGCGTTGGAAGCTTTGCTTTTAGACAAAGGCTTGGCAAAGAGTTTGTTTTCATACCTGCGCTCAGGTGAGATGGCCAACCCCAAAGCAGTTCTACGTTTAACTGAAGATGTGCTTACAAATCTTAATCAAACTTTACGTATAGCTAGGAATCAAATATTAGCCAGTTCAAGTACAGCTAGAGGTGTTGATAAAGCATTGGACACATCTTACTTTAAAGAACGTTCCGCTGAGTTTAATCGTGACAAGTTAAAGCGCAATCTTAGGGTTTTTAACAGGTTGCATCGTGGGGAACATACAGCAGGTTGGTTTCAGAATCTTGACCGCTATGAAAAAGTACCCGCCACAGCTTTTAAATATTCTACAACACAATCTGATATGGAAGAAAATGTAAGGCCATTTTTGGAGAGTGTTTGGAAACGGTCTTTAGTTCAAGGTAAGCCAGACCCGAATAGATTTACGAGCCTGTTGCAACAAGGTTATGCAAAACCTGAAAACATTTCCCCTGCTGGAGACGACCTTTACTCTAAAAGAGAAGCCCGTAAGTTTGCAGACTTTACAGCCAGAGTTAGAAGCAAGGATGCTGTTAGGGATATTATAAGGCAAGAAGAGCGCGATACCCTTTTAGCTAACAAACGCAAAAATCTTATACATGAAAGTTTACCGGGATTCCTTGCAGAGAAAGGTTATGGCAGATAAGCTAACTACCCTTCGGCAGGTAGACTAACTTACCTTTTTGCTTTGCCGCAACAATTTGATCCGTCTGAAGCAAGAACTCCAAGGCTGCTTCCAGCTCGTCTTTCTTTAAATCACTGTGCCAATCCAGCCATACTCTTTTATGGGAAACTCCTTCTGGCTTACTGTTTATATAGTCACTAAGCTTTCGTGTAAATTCGTGAATCACGTTACGTCCTGTTAGATCGTAACTGAGGTGCATAAAGATTTCTGTTTCAGCAATAAACTTCTCCGCTTGTTTGAATGAATCTACATCAATCTCTTTCGACTCTGCAAGCTTGCCCATCTGTATTGCCAAAGCCAGTTTTTGTAGATGAATATTCTTTCTAGCATAGTACATATCCAGCTTTGGACTACTGTTAATTCTGTTGTTGATGTACGAACCGCTTTCGTAACGTTCCTTGTGGTAAGCTGCACACTCTTCCGACATGGGTATAGGCCCACAACGTTTGGATAGTTTCTTTACGTGCTGAACCAGCTCTGCCCTAGCTTTCATGTGCTTATCTTCAAAGCCTGTGAACTGTCGCAGAAACCTTGGTTGTTCTTGATAGACTACGACAAAGCGTGAGGTGAAGCCTTGGGATATAAGGTTCTCGTTAAAGCACTCGCGGATAAACGATGGAGTTGTACCTGCCACAAGCGATAGGCACACGTTTTGTACATTATCTTTACCCTTTGCCTTTGTATAATAACGATAGTTACGCGCATCGTAGAGTTGGTTAAGCATATTGACAGTATCTTCTGTGCGTTTCTTTAGGAAGACTCCGAGTTCCTCAACCAGCATGGTACAGGATGCGTGGATATAATCCGAACCATCCTCTCTCTGGAATATTTTTGTACACTCCTGAGCTAGGTATTGACTAAGAGCCTCGGCTGTAATGCTGTCTGCTGCGTAGGGAAATATCGGTGCTGTATGTTTCTTATCCTTACTCATTATCAACAGTTCCTTATCTTGCAGTATGTCGGAAACCATTGAGATGAGACGACTCTTACCGCAAGCAGGTGGGCCTACCAGTAGCATGAACAGGTTAGGGTAGATTGCGTTAATACCCTGCGAAGTCCATACTCTACGCTGTAGGCAACTACTTATTAGAAAGTAAAATCCCCAGTCTATGTAGAGGTCTGGGGATTCAAGGTCTTCAAGGTATAGCCGCCAGTTGTCCCGCATCGTCACGCTACACCTCCCCATGTATCTCCAACACAAGCCTCGCTCTTCATCGAAAACTGTTCACCCCGTGGTGATACAAGCTTACAATTCATTACAGCTATAGTCTCTTTTGATACATAGTCTGCGTGTTCCGCTGGACATTGCAACAAAACGCTATCATGGTTGTTCTGTAGTATATCCACATTCATGGAAGATAGTGGATCATCGGTGTTTTCTATTTTCTTTTGCATTTCAGTAAACGTGATGTTTGTTATTGTTCCTACGGTTGATTGAGGTACGAACGCGTAGGCCTCCTTGTACATAGATTCCTCTATGTTAGCCGTGAACACACGCGGGTATCCGAACAGGTTACGAAGAATACCCTCACGGCGTAGATTGTTTATAGTCTCCATGTGCCAACGGCGTATCTCAGGGAAGAGATCGTGGTAGGTGTTAAGGAAACGCTTGGCTTCTGGCATGGATATAGAAACTTTACCCTCTGATTTCTGGAGTAGGTTTACTCTAAATGTTGGCGGCTTCATACCGTAGTTACTGGCATGGCATACCATCTTGGCTATGAAGTAGTAACGCTTTTCTGCACTCCAGTTATCGCTAGACTTTATTAAACGGTCGAGTTCTGACCAGCCTCGCAGTTTAGTAACCTCGGCAATCGGCGCATTACAGAAATCATCCACTGAGTAACCCAGCTCTGCAGACCACACCTCGGCAAAAAGACGAAGGGCAACATACACGTGACTTTTAATACCGTGTAGAAAAAGATTGCGAAAGTTACCTTCAGTACACAGGTAAGAAACAACAAGTGCCTCTGCACCTGATTGGTCAACTTGAACAAATACCTTACCGTCATCTGGAATAAAAAGCTTACGTAAACCTTTAGGAAAGTTTTGCACGTTTGTACCCCAGCGACCAAGTAATCTTTTGGAGGCCAGTCTAAACGTGGTTGTGCCAGCCAAGTTGTAGGATGTAGTAATTCTTTCCTTGGTTGTGCCACGCGGAACGTATGGTGGAAACTTTAACTGGCCTGACTGCTTTGCTACCTCACGGTACTTTAATATAATTGTAAGCACAGGGTTTGGATACTTTAACCGTAGCTGCAACAGGGTTTTCTCATTCGTTAAATCCTTCGCAGGTTTCTTGTACAACATACAATTGTACAGATAATTGGACACTTGCTTGGGACTATTGGGATTAAGTTCGTAGCCTACGAGAAGCTTAAGCATCCGTGAGAGTTGAGCGCAGTATCTTGTGTTGGCAATTATCTTGGCATCCAAGTCTTGTTTGTTGTAGTTGAGTCCTTGATAGATGGCAGTCAGGTACGGTGTGATGCTGTCGTTTACCTGTTGGATGCTTTCTTCTGCGTAGAGTTGCTTGGCGTGAAGTTCGAGTTTTGGTTTTAGCAGGGCAAGACTGATTACATCCTTGGCGTTGTAGTGGTAGAGGGAAAGTATCTGTTGCTGGTTGCGCGGTTCAAAGACGCCTTCGTTTTTGTGGTACTCACGATCTGTATAAAGCGATATACAGTGGCCTAGGGATTTTTCCACTTCTGGATACAGTCGATGATGGGAGAGCATCGTATCGTAGACTTTGCGGGGGTAGGGTATCCCGTATTTGTAGGCCATGACAAACAGGTCAAACATGGCATTGTGGATTACTACCGTATTGTCACGGAATGCCACCGCCAAGGCTCTTAAAATCTTTGCTGTACCCTTACCGCCATAGTAGTAGGCTTGACGCGGAATTTCGTACATGGGAACGCAGATAGCTGTCTTGGAATCCCAGCCATAACCAAAGCAGGTTAGTGTAAGATCGCTGGCAGTCTCTACGTCAAAGAACAAATCCTTACCTTTAGTTTGTGTAAGGTCTTCAACAACATCCTCCAGCCTAGGATAAATAACCTCACCCACTTCTGCCAACTTAGGTCTTACCAGCAAGTAGCGACACGCCTTGCGTAAATCCTTACGCAACCAGAACCTCCAGTTCTGTCTTTTGGTTCTGCCGTGTGTTACTTTATCATCATCACTACCGCTTACATACTCTTCGTTAGGGTTGAAATAATTCTTACGGTCATAGGCATCTTGTGGCATATAGGATGCAAGGTAGGTTATACCCTCTTCACTCCAAGGGTTTCCTCTCTGTTCATCAAGGCCAACGCCGGGTTTGTATCTATGCAAAGACTTACGCCCAAGCAATAAAACAACCTTGGTGTCCGGTAGCAACCCAGCATTCATGGTGGATAGCGTACGCAAATCACAGGAGTTCCGATTAACTGCAAGTGTAGAATCGAAAAACGCCCCCGCGTAACCGCTCATAAGAACGGAACGGTCAAACCGCGAGGGCGTGTCGATGACAACAGTTAAGCCAGAGTAGTTTTCTGTTGGCTTATGCCGCATCGGTTGGAAGCTTTAACTCCATGAGCTTCTCTGTAGCGATCTCTTCAGACTCCTTGTTGTAATCCTTGTTGTCTACGAAGCGATCATCAGCATAGGTTGAAATCAGCGACGCAGCATCTCGGAAGCCAGCCTTGTAGCCTACGACCAAGATCTTTGCCATTAGATCCTTTATTCTATGTACCGCTGCTTCACAATCCTGTGCCTTGTCAGGAGCCAAGCTGTTCAACTCTTCTTTTAATAGATCAATGACTGTCATCTTCTGTTTTTAAACCTGCATTTAATAGGAGAGGCACGTATTGGTTGAGCCTCAAGTGTTTTTGTTTTGCGCGTTTCTTAACCTTATGGTGCAAACCTTCGGGAACCATAAAAGGGCAATAACGCTTTACCCTGCTATCCGACTTTTGTTTTGTTTTCATTTTCTTTAAGTGAGGCTTGCGTTTGTTTCAGAAGGGAACAACACAGTTGTAAACCTGTCGCAGAATCTCTCCACGCACCATACCGCAAACCTCGTTAGAGACTAGAGTCCAGACAGATCGTGGTCTTCGGCAGCTTCTAACCTGCGCTCCACGTTATAGCGATAGTTCGCTATAGGTTGTCCAGTAATAGGGTCAATCATGGGGTCGCCCGTGATCTCGTCCATCCTAGCCTCAGATTTCGTGTAGAGTACAGCCTTGAAAGCTTTACCCTTAAGCCCACCTGCGATCTCATCGTACTCATCCAGATCAAACTCATCTGGTAAGTCAAAGATCTTATGATACTCCTTCAGACTCCTAGAAGGAATCAGAGGGTAGTCTCGCACTTGAACACCACTAACTTCAACGAAACCGCTAGGGCCGTTGACTTCAGTAGGCTCAACAACTTCAGCAACTATGGCAACCATGTCGTTACCTTTTTGCGATTGCCTACGCTCTGCATCTACAATGCGTAGCGTGTATGTACCATTCGGGAGGTATGGCCTACCCGAACTTTCCGTAATATCTTTTAGACTTATTTTAGCCATTAGTTATTATGTATGTAGTTTATTGTATATGTTTATTATGTGTAGTGTACACGTTCTCCCTACACTCATAGGGAAATTCTCCCTTGCTGCTCCCGTTGTTGCCCAGCTACAGCAAGGGAAGGTTGTGTTGAAACCATGACAAAGCAAAACAACACAACCAAAATTTATCTAGAGCCACCGTGGTATACCTCTGCATGGCCCTCGTTAACAAGAGACTTGTTTAAGTCTTTGTCATTTACGTAGAGAACACCTAACACGCGGCCAAACTTACCCTTCTTGTCAAGACGAGTCTTGATGACGCATTTGTTTTTATTCTCTTTAAGCATTTCCTTTAACCTAGCCTTGGCTGCCAGTCCAGCTTTCTTTTCCACCTTGTCACGGGTGCGACACTCTGGCGTGTTGATACCGTACAGTCTTACCCGTTGCTTGGAGTGCATATCAAAACCCAAGTCTACGAAGGCGTCAACAGTATCCCCATCAACTACCCGTGTAACCTCTGCGCTGTAGTGGTAAAGTTTATTCTCGGTTTTCATCTTACCAAAACTTCCACCATTTAGACAATGCGCCACAATCCTCTTTGTTCTTCTGCGCCCTGTCTCTAGCTTCTACAAGCTGTGCCGTAGTGAACAAGTAAGGCGTTGGTTTGCCGTCCTTGGTTTTGTAAAATCCTTCCAAGTACACAAGACTGTACTTACTGTTAGCAGCTTTATGCTTACGCTTGTTATCTACCTCAAGGATTCTACCCAGTTTTAACTTTAGTTTTGTTTTCATTTGTAGTATTCCTCTGCCTTATCCAGTACCTTAACAATATCGTTGGGTATCAACTGTTCATCGAACATACCCATTGGGGTTTTGGCCGATGTAACGCCATCCGTATTAGTCTGGAAAAAGTATTCCATCTCATCTGTCTTCTCGTTTTTGCGTACCTCAGTAAACAAAACCATAAGGAACTCTTTCTCTATCGCGCCCTCATGAACTTTACCCTGTACCTTTATCCTACGGTGTGAAGTCTCACCACCTGTAATCTGCGGTATCTTTACAATGTCGTCTACCGCTGTGAATATTACTGTAGCCTTGTCATTCTTAACAGCGTCCAGCGTAGACCGTATGGTTCTGTTATAGAACGACCAAATATCGTAGCCTTTAAAAGAGTTGGAAGCTAGAGTATGAACCTGCTCTACATACTTCGTAAAGGATTCGATTACTATAGTCTCACAATTGTCTTCCTTTAATACTTGGTTAAGTATCTTGGTAAAGGCATTGGCATTATCTACCGGAACAATGTTAAACTTGTTTGCTTTGGGAAAGGGGAATCCCTTGCGTTCCAAGTCTAGGACGTAGGTTGTTTTGGGATCTAGGTTACGTAGTGACGTACTCTTGCCACTACCACTATGACCCACGACTGCAATTAGTGGTTTATACATTTTCTTGTGGTATATTTACTTCTGTTTCTGGCCCAATGACACCGTGAAAGGTATCAAATTCTGCTTGTTCTTCGGCTGGCCACTCATCCTTAAGTAGCATAAGACCGATGAGTCCGTAGTTTGCAATGTCCTTGAACGTATCCTCTAACGATTCGTTTTGTGGACACGCTTCTTTATCCATTAACAAGTTAGCAAGACGTTCAACCTTATCGTAAAGGCGTACGCTAAGACCTTTAACACCAAACCTACTGATGTTCTTAGGCCCGTAGTCTTTCTGCTTTGCGTCCAGCAAACTAACACAATTAGCCGCTATAAAAAGCGCACGTTTACCTGCCAAAGTATCGAGTTGTATCTTCATTTTTCTGCTAAAACCTTGGTCAAGTTCTGTAGTGTCTTGTCAATTCCAGTTAACTTACTGGAAATCATATCTGCCGCTGCAAGCTGCGCTGCCGTAAAGCTCGCACAATCCGCAGTCACCATACCTGTTAACTCGTTGTCCTGTAACGTAGCTTCAAGAGTCCTATTAAGAGACTCCATAGCTGCCGTGTAGCGTAGCATGGTAAAGTTATCCATGCCATCCCTGTAGGCATTATGCCTAGCCTTCAATGTTTTTTCTTTATCCATCGATTTTATATTGTATATCTTCGTTGTGTATTATTGCTCTTTGTCTGACGTTCAGCCTTTACGGAACGATGCCTGAACTCTCCAGAGTTTTCGGTGTTTAACTTAGTCCAACCTCTGTAGTTGTTAACATCGTTAACCGGAACGCTAACAACCATACCGTTTTCTATACCAATTATTCTTTGATTTTTCATAGCTGAAACTGTAACGGATCGTAAACTTTATTTACATAATCCATGCTTACTATCGATTCCCTGTCCTGACTTGAGTTGGCTGTACACAAGGGCGCGAACGAACACAAACCAAAACGTGTTTCGCAACAGGAAAAATTACTTATAAAAATTTCCTCTGCCTCCAAGTCTTCGGCCCACTTGTCTCTAATCTTCAACGTGTTAAGTCTTAGAATCAAGCGGTCAACCAAGTCATCAACGTAGGCTTGAAATTTGTAGAGCCTATCCTTACTAAACTCAAAGATTTCACTACGTTCAAACTTGTTCTTGTTTGATCTACCTAGGAACAGCCCGTTAATCATACAACCCACAGGATCTTCTGGAAAGAGTTTGTTCCATATAAGATTGTAGAACATAAGCTGAGGCGAGACTCTATAAGGTGCGAAGTAGGCAGCAGGGTTATAGGCTGCTGTAGATTTATGATCTACAATAACAGGTCTGCCAAAGTAAGTTCCAATAAAATCTATCGTACCGCAAAACAAAATATCCAAGTCTTTTGTTTGCTTGTAGGGATACGCAAAACGCATCTCAAGCCTAGGCTCTGGATCTTTACGTACATCCAAGCCCGTGTCCTGTTTAAAATATTGCGTGAGTAGGTTAACCAGATGAGCCATGTCGCGAAAGTCTTTGTCAGGTACAAGGACATCTTCGTAATGGGCTATGGCCTTACCGATAGCTTGCTCTTCATCGCCATCAGTATAGTACGATTCCAACGCTTTGTGTACCGCAGTACCGTACTCCATCTTATGATTGGAGTTTCGCTTACGTAGACCACGACACAGCATATACCAGAGTCTACGTTCACAACTTGACTCCTTTATCAACGACGCATCTATCTTTACTATAAGCTTTCCCTCTTCTGTTTTGTCTAAATTAATTAATTCTCTAGGTGATTCCATAAGTTTTCTTTAGTAGTTCTACTTGATCTAGCAGGGTTTTCTTTTCCTTGGGCGCACGTTTCTTACGCGCAGTCTTGGGCTTTGCTAACTCTACCTTCGGCTCAGTTAACTTTAAGTAGGCATCAAAGTGCTGGAGTAACTCTTCATCAGACATAGCCTCCAGCTTTTCTACCGTACAATCCAGTAGCTGTTCAATTGTCATAAATATCTAGGATAAGCATGGTAACAAACAGTAGTGTAAAAAATAAGGAGAGTGCTGCTAAAATTATAAGTGGCATAACTTTACCTTATAACAACAAGCGAGTCGTTCTCTGTACTAAACTCAAACTCTGTAAGTTTCTGCTGTTCCTTTAGCCACTCAATATCTTCAGAGTTTATGATAAGCTTTTCTCGTTCAAACTTATCCATCTCCTTCGCACTCTGTAACCACGTAAGCAACTCAGACCTCCATACGGAAGGATCTGTATGCTGATAGTTAAGTGCTTCAGCCTTCATGCGATTACGTATCGTGTCCTTAAAGTAAATCAGTACACCAGTTTCTGTTTTACGTAAGGCAACTTGTGTACGCAGCTCACCGTAGATAGGGCCGTACTCTACAGAATTATCCACAAGGAACTTAAAGCCATCAGTTAACTTTACATGAAGTGTTCCAACTGTATAACCAGTTTCCTTTGCTGTAATGAGTACGTCATTCTGGCCTTCAAGAAGCTTGTCTATGATAGGCTTAACTCTTTGTGCATTTGTAGGGCTGTATGTAGACCTAGAGATTGCAGCTCTCTTACGTATTTGACGTAAGAGTTCTGAGTGATCTTGTAGTGTGTTATCCATTATAATATTATTCTGGACGGTAGGCTCCAACTGGTTCGTAAGGTTTAGAATTCGTGCTATCTCTTAACCTCTTGTACCAAGTATTGTCGATGAGCCACCGTCCTGTTGAGTCAATATACCTTATCCAAGAGTCTTCATTCCATGCACCCGTAGGAACGGGTACAGCTAGGCGAAATGTATACTTACCTTTCCTATATAAAGAACGCCTTGTATCGTAGTCTATGTTTATATTCTGTTGTTTAATATTCATCGTAATAAAAGTGAGGTAGCGTAGTGTTTCCTAGAAAGGTAAACGTTGAACCCTTCGTTCGTACATCTCGTACGACACCATGCTACGCTACCCCTGTGTGTTAGTCCTCCTGTTCGGTAGCCATCAGTTCCTGCATACGAGCAAGGTACTCTTTACCCTGATCGACATCGCCAGCCGCAAACGCAAGCTTTGCCTTCTTAAAGAGCTTGCCGGGAGTCTCTGCTCCACCTGCTTCTGGAGTCCACTTGTCTGCATCTTCCTTAGAGTAGATCACAAGGTCAGGATGCTTTGACATTAACTCAGTCCTCAGTTCTTCAGTCGTCTTACCGTTAGGCTTCAACGAGTTCTTTACTGTAGACCGTATCCGTGCGCTAACCTGTTGATTCAACAAGCCTAGCGTTTTCTCTTCACCATACCTAGAGATTGCGTCTGCTGTAGACTTGAACTCTGGTACATGAAACTTGAAGTCTTTCCAATCTCCAGACTGGAAATGCTCCACCTCGTAGTTTGTATTTACATTTGACATATATGTTTACCTTATCTGTTAGTTTCGCGCTGTTAACTGTTAGCGCAAAATTTTTATTTTGTTAAGCATAAAAAATCTTAACGATTAATAATAAGCAGGAATCATGCCAACTATGTTAACAGTTAAAAGTTTTTTATTAACACAAGCACGATTACCAATCGCTACATTATTGTTACCTGTTGTAAGCTTTACCTGCATTGTTACCAATCGCTATGTTATTGTTACCGTTAGTGTGTACCCTCCCAGCGGAAGTCTAGACCATCTGGGCCTAGGACTTTATACTGCTTGGCCAAGCGAAGAAGCTCTCGAACATTACCTCCCAGAAGCTTGGGGTAGCTCTTGCTGCAAGATTTCCTGTTATCATTTATTAACTTAAGCAAGTCTTCGTACTCTACTTGAGTCATGGTGTCCTTTAGGATAAGACTTGCATCTTCCATGCGCTGTCTCAATGGCTTTATGTGGAGTCTAAAGGTAGCTATCCTATGGTACAGATCGTTACGAAAGTCAGAGTCTATACGATTTGTAGCGAAGACAAATCTACCTGTAAACTCTGAGTCTTCGTTCTCTCCCATCCTACGAAACTTACGTGTCTCCACTAAGCGCAAGAGTAGAACCTGTAGGTTAGGTGATATCTCTCCGATCTCATCGAGGAATACTGTACCCTTGGATGCAGCCATGAGTAGCCCCATACGATTACTGTATGCTCCACTATAACTTCCCTTTACATGGCCAAACAACTCAGCCTGTAACATAGA